CACCGTGTGGAACGTGGCAGGGCGTCAATTTCCGACCAGCAGAATCGATATGACAAACCATGAGGCAGAGGCGACAGCCGAGTTCTTGGAAGCTATCCATGGAGTTCATGCCAGTGACTCAGTCCAGTGCTCTTTGTCTGCAAACAACTTCCGTACTATCAACTCGGCATACGCAGCCGGCGATATCAAGGATCTTGGAAAATGCTACTTTGGTATCAACACTGAGCGTCTTGCTGGAAAGTCATACATGCTCACAGGTGTGTCATCCCAGAACTCTAACATCGCTCTTGAAATTGACGTAGGCGTACAAATGACGCAAAGTGCCAATGTTATCCAAGTATTCAACTATGATCTTCTAATGAAGTACAACCCAGCCCAAAACACTTTGGTTGTCCTTAAATAAATAAACGCGTAGTTTTTTTATAAAAAAAAGTCTTTTTACATTATATAAATGTCAAAAAACGACACAAGTTATTTAGCAAAAGTCTATAAAATCTATGATAATACAAACGGGAATGTCTATTTTGGTAGTACGAAACAACCATTAAGCAAACGATTACAGCAACATAAGATAAGTTTCAAAAGTCATTTAAAAGATAAAAGTAAAAAGAAATGTACTTCTTTTGAAATACTAAAAAACGATAATTACACTATTAGTTTAGTGGAGGAGTTTAGCTGTCAAAACAAAGAACAACTACGAGCACGAGAGCGTCACTATATAGAAAACAACGAATGTGTTAATAAATGTATTCCTTTACGGACAGCACGAGAGTATTATCAAGCGAATAAAGAACAAATAGCAGAACAAAGGAAACAGCATTATCAAGCGAATAAAGAACAAATAGCAGAACAAAGGAAACAGCATTATCAAGCGAATAAGGAACAGATAGCAGAGTACAAGAAAGGATATTACATAGATAATAGAGAGCGTATAGCAGAATATAATAAAAATTATTATCAAGCAAATAAGGAACAAATAGCAGAATATGATAAAAATTATTATCAAGCAAATAAAGAGCGTATAGCAGAACAAAAAAAAACAAAAAGGCACATGAACGCTGTAAAAGACTTGTAATATAAACCATTAGAATAAATTTAGTAAATTGTATAATTAATATATGCATTAATTATATAATGTCTTTGAAAGAAGAATTAAAGAGCCGTAAGCCAAACTTAAGCAACCTGTCACTGATAGCCTATGCATCAACGCTAAGGAATTTATACAAGGCTGTTTTTGACGACAAGCCAATAAAGTTGAAGAATTTTGACAACACAGAAAAGATACTCGATCACTTGAAAGATAAACCAGCATCTAAGCGTAAATCTATTTTAGCGGCATTAATAGCGATGACAGACAATGAGAAATACAAAGGGTTAATGAAAAAGGACATCAACGAATATAATGAGTTTGTGAGAACCCAAAAGAAAACAAAGACTCAAGAAGAGAACTGGGTTGATAAAGAGCAAATAGATAAGGTATATAATGAGGCAGAAACCAAAGCAAAGGCTCTGTATAAGAAGGCAAACCCAACTATGAAAGATTTACAAGAAATACAAAATCACATTATTTTAGCACTGACAACAGGTAAGCATATACCGCCAAGGCGATTACTCGATTATACGGAATTCAAAATCAAGAATGTGGATAAGGCTAAGGATAATTACTATGATAAAGGGACGCTGGTATTTAACCGATTTAAGGGCAGCGACGAAAAAGAACCGCAAAGAATTGTTGCCCCACGAAAGCTACAAGCAATCATGAGGAAGTGGATAGAAACAAACCCCACAGACCATTTACTCTTTGATAACAAAGGCGGAGAGCTAAAGAACACGCAGTTAACACAAAGATTAAATAAAATTTTTGGCGGTAAAATATCCGTTAATGCTATCCGTCACACATATTTAACAGACAAGTATGGCGACACGATAAAGAAAGCAAAGGAAATCAAAGAGACTATGGAAGAGATGGGTAGTAGTGCAAACATGTTAAAAAACTATGTCAAAGAAGAATAAAATGTCAGCAACTATATATGGATAGTGAAGACCAAATATTCTGGACGTTCTTTATAACAACAATGTGTGGGTTTATTATTACCATAACAAGACAAATGTATAAGTCCAAATGTAGCAAGGTATCACTTTGTGGAATCACAATTGAGCGAGACGTTCAAGCAGAGATAGAATTAGACGAGCAAACTATTCATCAACAGCAATCAACTAATGATTTAGAAAATATTAAATCTCCAACATCTCCAAGAAATAATCATGTATAATTATATATGAGAGTATATAAAATTATATTGTTTAATTATATAGTATGCCTTATAAGATTTTGAAAAGGGGTAAAGAATATATTTTGAAAAGTCCCACACAAGAATACAAACATAAGACTCTTGCAAAAGCCAAAGCACAAAAGCGTTTATTAGAAGAGAGAGAAGCCAAGGTTGTGCAAAGAGTGAGTCAAAAACAAGCAGTCAAAACAAATGTTGTTGTCAATGTAGCTCCAAGTACAAAAAGGCGAAACTATGGAGCGACGAGAGCTGTTGCACGGCCAGACAAAGCACCTGTTCCAGAGAGGATACAAATGCTGCCAGCTGCTTTGCCAAGTGCACAACAAATCGCATACGAATTGCAAGTATTAAATCGCAGTCAGCATTTGCCAAGAACCGATATTTTAGAAAGAAGGACAATCCCAACACAACCCGAAATTGTGCTACAACCAAGACCCATCCCAGTTCCTGTAATAGACCCAACAAAATATACATATGACAGAGAAGTTCCAGATTATTTTTTGAGACCAGACTTATTCGAACCAGAAATACAAATACCAGTTGCTGACGTACCACAAGAACAAAGAGAAGTAACTGATTTTGATTTTATGAGTGTTACAGAATTAAGACGTCAATTAAGAGAGAGAAATATACCTGGGGGCTATAAAATGAGGAAGCAAGAAATGATCGATTTATTGAAAAAACTATAATCATTTATTTTTTCACATGTTATTATATAATGTATGAAATAACATCATGGACTAAAAGACAAGCGAAGCGTTTAGGCTATAAAGTAAAACCTTCAACCAATCCCAAAAAAAAGATAGACGTGTTTAAGGATGATAAAAAAGTAGGCAGCATTGGAGCAAAAAATTACGGCGACTATGGAACGTATCTCAAAACAAAAGGCAAAGACTTTGCAGACAAGAAACGCAAGAGCTATTTAGCCAGAACAAAATGGTGTGATAAACCAAACACTGATTGTCGATTAGCACGTACCCTTCTCTGGTGATATAATATTACTCTAATATATATGTCATCACAAATATTTAAATTTAACCCGCCCATAGACATGTTAATGGATATACTTACAAATTATGCTCACAATGATAATAACAAAAGATATATTATAGATTATCATAGTTTTAAGAAAATAGTTTATCACGAATATCATAAATTATGGTTATCAAAATTACAACCTTATTATTTTCAATGCAAAACAATCTATGTAACAAGAGAATTTACATATATAAATTTTATTACGATAATAAGACAGCTTTGTAAATTCTTTGGAATAAGATACGAATACGAACATGATAAATGTATAAGTCATAAATTTAAGAAATATTACTTGTATTTAAACAATTAAATGCTAAAATGATAAAAAAAGCATATAATTAACTAAAAAAGTGCTTAAATAATGTATTAAAATATTTTAATTACTTATATTATTAAATTTATTGTTTAATTAGTGCTATTTATCTTGTTTTTTTATCATTTAATATGTTTTTTGTTTAATATTTTATACTACACGATAATAATTATATATAATATTTATATATGTCTCTAACTATTAAGAAGTGTGCTAAACCCAATTTACCAATATGTCACATGTCATGTGATAATCCACTACATCCCAAACTAAATGACTTTCCAATGACAGAATGTTGCTTACAATCACATTCTACGACTGCCATAATTGGAAAACCAAAATCCGGAAAGTCATCTATGCTGTGGTCTTGGTTTAAGAGTCCCAAACTTTTGAAGAAGTGTTTTAATACAATATTCTATATAGCCCCTGCAAATTCTATGGAATCCATGTCGGACAATATTTTTGGGAAACAATTACCCGAAAATCAAATCTTTGATGAACTCAACGGAGAAGTTTTAGACGAAATAATAGAGAGATGTAAGAACCGAGAAGAGGGTGATAAAATTGCAATTATTATCGATGATATGGGTTCTCAGCTCAAGCGGCAGGATGTCATGATCCGGTTAAAACAAATCGCACAGAACAAACGTCATATGGGAATATATCAAACATTTATTTTGCTACAAACTTGGAAATCTTGCCCTTTTGAAATACGCAGATTGTATGACAATATATTTACATTTAAGATAAGTGCAAATGAAATGGATAGTTTGATGACTGAAATATTAGCACATATGAAACCATACGCAGAACCATTACAGAAGATGGTGTTTGACAAACCACATACTGCTCTTGGAATTAACACAGCAAGCAGTCGCCTATTCAAGAACTTTGATGAAATTATTTTCAACGAAGAATAAAATATAATATAAATAT